ATGTAGATATACGTTTTTGTCCATTTGAGAATATGCTTTAAAAGCGGGGAGCGTTCCTGCCACTTCGCTACTTCGGACCACAAAACATCATGGAGCTGCTGCTTCGTTGGCGCCGTTGCCACAATTCTCGGATAAGGAAAACATGTCAGAAACCATAAAAGAGCTACCGCTTCCATACCTGTCTTTCCAACACCTTGACCGGATTTTATAGCAACCTTGGGCGTTTCCGCCAAATCTTTAAGGGCTTCCTGCTGCCAAATGTCCGGCTCAAATTTCAATACTTCTTCCGCAAAAAGTATGGGATTTTTCTGGTACAGAGGAATTCGCTCCTTAAAGAATCGGCGGCGCAAAATGGCAGCGTTTGCATTCATTCATCACCGCCCCCTTCCTGGTCTTCCCCCATAATACTTGCTATCCAATCATCAACAAGCTCATTTCCCTTTCCGGCCTCATCCAACTTTCTGTTCTCTATCCTCAGGCGAATTAAAGAGTCAATGGCTTTTGTCTTTTTGGACTGAACGCTTGTAAGTTCTCTTTCAAGCCGTGCCACCAGATCTATTGCCGCTCCGGTACTTGTCTGGATGCTATGCCGCTCCCCTGGGAGCCGCTCTCCCTTCTTGACCTTTTCCTGGACAGCAGTTTTATAGTTTTCTTCTTCCTCTGATGTCTTGAATTTCCGCTTTTCTTCAAAACTCATAACACCAGATACATACTGGCCGCCCTTTGCCTCTGTATATTTGTTGATTGCTTTCATCAGGCGGCGCTCCCTCACTGCGAAAAGCTGTATCTGCTCCATAAGCAGAACTTCCTCGCTGCTGGGGGTTCCTTCAATCATTTCCCGTTCTTCATCAGAAAGAACATCCCAGTACACTGCAGAATATCCCCCATGCTTCAGAGCATTTTTATTTCCGTCCGGGGCGCCGGAACCCTCTGCATTTTTATTCCCTTTTGGCGGACCTGGTTTCCGAACGCTCGCTTTTTTCTTCCCTTCTTTCTTTTCCGAACGCTCGCTTTTTCTTTTACCTTTATCATCCCATTTTTGTGTACTTTTCCACCGCCGAACCGTACCTTCTGGTACTTCCATTTTCTTTGCTATATCAACAAGTTTCATGCCAGAGCGATACATCTTTTCGGCTTCAATGCTGTTGGGACTTCTCGCCCTTGCCATCTATCACCACCTCGCTATTTGTTTGTTTCGGATTTTACCGATTGAACCAGGAACGCTCGCCAGCGCTCCGTATAGTTTACATAATTCAAATTTTAGTGATATATTCAGCATAACTATAACAGTCAGCACCCTTTGCCATCATAGCCAGAAAGTCGTCTTTTGTGAAATCAGATAACCGAAATACTTCTTCTGGTTTCATTCCAAGCTGCTGCCCAATCTCTTTTATAGATTTCCCTTCTCCAATCAGCCTTTGCACAATAGCTTTCATCGGTTCCAGCAAATGCACACCTCTCGCCCTGTTATGGGTAACAGTACCATATACATACAGGCTTTCATCAAGCTGTGAAACAACCACAACCGGAACCTTTCCCTCTGACCTTTCAAAAAGAGTCTTCCGAGAAGTATCATATCCCAGCTTCCCCCATTCTTCGTCTGAAAACTTAGGAACAAATGTCCACTTTTCTCCAAAAACTGTATACCGATGAAATCCATCAATGATTGTCATATCCGGCCTGCAAACAATTGGAAGGGTAAACCCATTCACAAATATGGAAGTTGTCAGCAGTTCCAAATTTTGCCTCGAAACTCTGTTCGGGTTGTAATCATTCGGAACCAGCTCTTTTCTTTCCACCCACCGCAAATTTTTCAGTGGATTCCATAACTTATCCATTATTGCATTCCTCCTTTGCGGCAGTATTATATTTTGAATACACATGATGATAAATGGCTCGCAGATTTCTCAGCTTTGGATCGCCGCCCATCAAACTTTCGTAAAAATGCTTCAACTCCTTATCATCTATAATCTGCATAGCAGAAAGATAAAAATTCCGGTAGCTTTTCGCCACCTTCCTCTGATGTTTACCAGGAAAATACCGTTCAATATCTGAAAATAGTTTATGCAACTCTGCCCGGTAATCTTTGTTAAGTGTTTCCCCTTCCAGTTCCTTCCGTGTCTTTCCATTTCTGCCAAACATTTCTGTGTCCCAGTATAATGCTGCCAAATATGCGTTCGGTTCTCTTTTGATTATGGAATCCAACAAATTGGGGTAATATTCGTTCATCTTTACAAGCGATCTCGCTGTGTCGATAGAAAAAAATTGTGAAACCCGAAGCTGGCTCTTGTTAAGACCTGCCTGCCACATATACAGATAAACGTCCGGAATATTCACACGATTTTCATGTAAATAACGCCAGACATCCCCATTTTTCCAATCATAAATTGGATAAATTTTTTTCCGGCCGCAGGAATCTTTCCCCCGCACAGTGATTCTGGCAAAATTCTGTAATCTTTGCAGGGATTCCGCAGTTCTCACTCCTACCAACGTCATGCCGGCAGCACACTTTTTATCCAGAAAATCCTGATACGTGTCCATACGTTGCCTTAACATGGGATGGTTCCGAATTGCAAAAGAAGGCGGCTGCCTTACCCAGCAATCCGCCTTCTCACTATCCCAGCATATAAAAGATTCATCATTTTCCAACTGATTAAAACAGTTGAAATGCCGAACCTCCATGCAGTACCATTCAAATTTTGCCCCTACCATCAAAAACTTTCTCCGCCATTCTTTGACGGTGTTTTCTATACAAGGAAATATGGCTTCTTCATCTATAAATTGAACAATAAGCTGTTCTGCAGATACTTCCCCATGTTGTATCATTTCCAACACCAGATGCCCCAGGCACAAACTGTCCTTTCCTCCTGAAAATGACATATACACTGTCAAGCCATTATGGAAAGCATTCCGGATACGGATTTTCGCCGCTTCCACAACACTGATCGTGCCCTGGCATCTCTTTATAGCCATATCTTCCGGCCACAATCCGGGCAAATAACAAAATTCCCTTCCGGCTCCGCTGCTTTCTCATTCGTCTGCGGTTCCTGAATCACCCTTCCCTCTGTTGGTGCCGGTTCGTTTTTGTCAGATACAGAATTTCCGTATGCTGCCTTCTGCCGTTCTTCAAGCTGTTTCATTTGCTTGATTTCATCATCATCCAGTGTTCCATATTCACAAATCTTCTCGGTTACTTCCTCTGCATCCGAAACCATCTGCCGCAAAATATCTTCATCAAATCCGGGAATATCCAAATCATCTTTCAATTCTTCAAAAAATTCATTCAGAACTTCCAGATTTTCTACACCCAGATTAAATATCTTGTTATCGGCAATCATAAGTTTCTTTTTCTGTGTTGGGGTAAGACTCTTTAGCTGATAAACATCCGCCTCCTTCTCGCCCATGCGGAGCATTGTGTCATATAATCCAATGCCGGCCAGAATGGTTCCACCCTCGTCTACAACAATAGGCCGTATCTGCCCGAACATCCGAACACTCCGTTCATACTCCTGAAGCTGTTTCTCCGTGTGCATTCTCACGTTTTTATCTGGCTTTTTCATCTCTGCCAGCTTCATACGGGTAACTTTCATTTACAATCTCCTTTCGATTTCTCGAAGGAGCTACACATGATCCCCGTCTGCAAACGGGATTATTTTGCTTTAATAGACTTCAAAAACTTTTTCGCTCCAGGAAATTTTTTTGCGGCTTCTTTAACAATCCCTGGATCAATCTGATATACTTCCGCCCATCCCCTTTCCTCTGATCCGGTCCACTGACGGGCAGGCCAGGGGTGAGTACCGCACAGATACCCATTGGGCCACCCGTAAATGGGCGGCAAAGACACATTATAGTAATGGATATATGCCAGAACTGCTTCATGCTTCCAGCCAGCCAGAGGGCTATAACGTGTTACCCCCTTACTGTCTGTGTAGATATTTCCTCCCTTTCCGCAATAATTTCCATCTGCCCGGCGACGCCCCAACAATATCATATCCAACTCATGGGTTCTATAATACTTCGCCTGCGCCCGGTGCTGCACAATGGAAAACCACCGGGAAGCAGCCTTACTATCTGTCGGGAAAAGCATTTCGGTATGTTTTTCCAGCCAGCCTATATCCTGTCCTGTATTGATTATTTCAAGTTTTTCCGGCTTATTCTCTAAAATCCATGCAAGAAAATCCGGATATTCCAGATTGCAAATACCAATCATACACTCTGTAATGCCTACCTTTTGGCATATCTCTCCAAGTACCAGGCTGTCTTTTCCACCAGACCAAGCATAAGCAGCCTTTTTCCCGTCAGTCTGCCGGCGAATCTCCTTTATCGTATCTTCAACCAACTTATCCAGCTCCGCCCTGGATACAAGTTCCTCTATTCTGCCAACTGCCGCCAGCCAATCTTCATTTTTTATGGATTGTTTTCTTCCGAGTATATTTTCCACAGTGCCATACCTCCCTTCTGCTTATCAGAACCGCCACAATGCCGCTGGAAAGGACTGTAAGCAGGCTCCCAATAGTTTTATATACTGCGCAATCAAAAAGGGCTCCACAGGCAAATACAGGAAGTCCTAGGCATAATGCAATAATTACCCCTGCTATAATTCCGTCTGCCTTTAATTTTACCCCTTTTAATGTCATAACCGTAGGAAGCAGTGTGGAAGCCCGTAGGGTTCCATAAAAAAGAAACAAATGGGTCACTGTCAATCCTGGGATATTTGCTATCCCAATTCCCGCCGCAAGAAGCATAAGCATAGCCGCTTTGGTTATTTTCAAATTATTGCCCTTTACAATGTCTGTTGTGAGGGAAGATACTGCACATAAATTACTGTCCACCGTGGACAGCAACCCGGAAACAATCATGAACAGAAAAGGTACTGCTGCCCATACCGGAAACAGCCAGGAGATTATTTCAAAATTGATAACCGACGCATCCTGTACCTGGTATCCTGCGCCGGCTCCCAGGAATCCCAAAATTCCCATGGACAGCGGCACCACTCCGAATACCAATGCGCCAATCAGAAAAGCCCTGCCGATATACCTCTCCTTTATTGAAAATACCCGTTGCCAAAAGCTCTGATCTCCAAATGGTCCAGATATAAGCCCTATTGCGGTGGGCAGGCCAAATCCCAAAAACACTTCCAGTCCGGTCGTAGAAATGATAGATCCATATGTTCCATCATATCCGGCCAATCCCCGGATCAGAGAATCGCCTCCTGCCTGCTGGATACCATTGAAAACAAAGGCAGCGCAAACAACCAACATGAAAATAATCTGTATAGCATCTGTCATAATTGACGCCCTAATTCCCGAAAATTGTGAGTAAGAATATCCTATCACCGCCAAAATAACAGTAACCGCCCAAAACGGAAGACCTGTCACGGAGCTAAGAATTTTGCTCCCCGCAAGCAGCTGAACCCCGGTAGACAAAACCGACAAGCCAATCAGCTGAAACAGATAAACTCTTTTCACTCCAACAGACTGATATTTTTCAGCCATGTATCCGGACAATGTAATGCCAAATGGCATCTCCCTCCGGATCTGCTTTGCGAACGGGATAAAAATAACCAGGCACAACACGTTCGGAACCAGAAACCAGAAAAGCCCTGCAAAGCCTTTCATATATGCGTTCTCTGTCGATGTAAACAGCGCCGGCGCCCATACCCATGTTGCCGCTATGCTGAGTGAAGATAACAACCAGCCGGCATTGCGATCACCAACGCAAAATCCCTCAACGCCTTTTTCCCTTTGGGTCAATGTGACAGTTGCCAGAAGCATAACTGCCGCATAAGCCAGTAGAATACATATTCCTTTCATAGAAACCTCCTTCTTGATTGTCTGAAGGAGTTCTGCCCCTCCCTGTCTGGTCCATCTCCTTTCCGGGAATTTTGGCATAAAAAAGAGCTGTCGGCTCTACACCTCACAGCTCTCCAACGCATGATTAAAATTTTACGGATACAGTCTAGCACATTTCCCTTTGCATAGTCAATGTAATTTTTTTGTAAATAGCGGTTCTAACGTACTGACAATCCATCCACCCCAAAAATAAGTGCAGATAATCTTTCTGTGGCAATTTTCAAGTCAGAATAGACATTTTCTTTGCTCATGCTTTTGTTTTTTGCAATATCCTTTACCGTCAAACTTTCCTCTGCGATATACATATCATAGACAACCTCATATCTTCTTATATCCAGAATATTGGATGATTTCTCGCAATATGCTCGGTATATTCCCATCATAGTGTCAATATGGGACACCATAATGGCGGTTCTGGTT